ATGGCGCATCACTTGGATTCGCTCGCTCATTGATCGTTTCACCTACACAATGGGGAAACATCATGGGATACAACGACAATGGCACACCTCTTTACAATGCGGCACAACCTAGCAATCAGGCCGGAAATGTTCGCGGAGATTCATTGCGCGGTGTAGTTTCACCGGGCTTAAATCTTTATGTTTCACGCTCATTTGGTAACGCTGGTACAACAACAGCTTCCGGTGATTCATCAATGGTAGTTGTAAATCCAGATTCTTACACATGGTACGAATCTCCACGCTTTACGCTACGCAGCAACATCAACAGCGATGGAACCATCGATATTCTTTATTATGGTTATGGTGCTTTGGCCGCCAAAGTTCCAAATGGCGCACAATTTAACAATATCGCTTAACTAACAATCAATCATCGGTAGCGGTCGCTCCCGAACGCTAACGATACGAAAGGAACCGAGATGCCCGCAATAGTTACAGCCTCACAGCTAAGACAAATTTTGGGTGTCTCGGTTTCCTTGTATTCCGATGCACAGCTTGATCAGATTATTGATTCCGCTGAGCAAACAATTTTGCCGTTACTTACTCAATACCAATCATCGGTGACTTTTGCCAATGTGAGTGATTCCGTCATTTATTTCACCACAATGCGGCCAAATTATTTTGTGCCGGGTCAATCTGTTGTAGTTACCGGGGCCGGTGCCTACAGCGCAACTTATACAGTTACCGATGATCGGATTGAGCCTTATACATTTACAGCTGCAACAGCGGCAGCGGATCGAACATATCCATTGCCATTTATCCCGGAAGCAAAAGCAACATTGTCCGGTGGATCAGCGGCTCAGCTTTATGCAGCAACACCACCGGTCGAAAACGCAATTTTGGTTGTGTCGGTTGAGATTTTTCAGAGCATCACAGCTCCCGGCAATCAGATCATGGCAGACAATTTTCAGCCGCAGCCGTTCATTTTAGGTCGCAGCTTGACGAACAGAGTCATCGGCCTTTTGGGCCCGTTTCTTGATGTTGAAACGATGGCACAATGAGCATTGAATCAGCTATCCGCACACCATTAGCCGCAGCATTTTCAGGCATTGCAGCCAATGTATACAACGGAATTCCAGAAACGATGACAAGCCCATCCATTTGTTTGGTGCCCGGATCTCCATATCTTGAGAGCCTTTTAATCAATGCATCAACAACAAAAGTCAAAGTCAATTTAAGTGTGACCGGTGTTGTTGGATATTCAAACAATGCCGCAGCTTTGGACAATCTTGAACAATTGATGATCAGCATCATCAGCGCAATGCCAGGCGGATATGAAGTCGGCAATGTAAGCAACCCACAACCATTGGAAGTCGGTGCCGGTAAGTATCTTACGGCCGATTTACAAGTTAGCACCTATTACACCAACTAAGGAGAAATCATGCCAACAACAATCATCACGGGCAGAGATATTAGTTTCACCATTGCTGGTGATTCATATGATGCTCAAGCTACATCCGCAACATTAACTGTGGAATCCACAATCAATACATACCAAACACTCGATGGCAAAGCGTATTTTACGACAGATACTCAAGGAACTTTTGAGGTCGAAATGCTTGCCGATTGGGGCGCAGCAAATTCACTTTGCGAGGAACTTTGGACAGCGGCAACAAGCGCACCAAATACCGGACTTTCGGTGATTTTTGGGGCAGATTCAGGAGCATCATTTGCTTTCGATGTGCAGCCAATTTTGCCATCAGCTGGAGGCACAGCACCGGATGCACAAACTGTCTCACTTGCTTTCACTTGTGTCACAACACCTATTTTGACAATTAGCTAACAAAGGAGATCGGGAGCATGAAGCTAGCAATCACAATCGAATTCACCACCGGTGAGAGTGCAACATATACCGCGCTCCCACCGGAGTGGATGAAATGGGAACAGAAAACCGGAAACACGATTCAACAGGTATCCGAGAAATTGGGCATCGCTGATTTGATGTTTTTGGCATATCACGCAATGAAACGCGAGGCAGCCGGCAAGGTTGTCAAGCCTTTCGAAGTGTGGTGTGAAACTGTGACGGACATTGATATGGCGGCAACCGCAAACCCAAAAGTTTCGAACCCGGATCAATAAACCGGACGATTTGGGAATTAGCGATTGCCACAGGATTGTCACGATCAGAGTTTCAAACAGCTGAGGATGTTTTAACCGCAATTGAGATTCTAAGGATACAAAATGGCAAATGAGACAATTAGCTATGATAAAAGCGAATTGCGCGGCATCATTGGTGCTTTTAAAGGCATGGATGATGAAGCTGTTGCCGAGGCCAAAAAAGTATCAAATGGATTGGCCACTTATCTGCAAGGCAAAATCATTTCGGCATCAAATAGCCGTCCAAATAAAGCGGCCAGTCGCATTGCAACAGGATCTCGCGTAAGTAAGTCATCCAAAGTCGGTGAAATGTCATTTGGCTTTGTATCTCAAAAATTTAGCGGTGGCGGCACAACTCAATCGCTGTGGGGCGGCTTTGAATTTGGATCCAATAAATTCAAACAATTCCCGGTGTGGTCAGGCCGTGAAGGCCGTGGATCCAGAGGATACTTTATCTATCCAACCTTGAGAGCTGAGCAACCGCACATTATCGCTCAATGGGAAGAAGCATTTACAAAGATTTTGAAGGAGTGGTGAAATGGCATTAGGCGGATCACGCACACTCAAGCTCTCCATTTTAGCTGATATTGATAATCTCAAAAAGAATTTAACGGCTGGCACATCAGAGGTCGAAGGCTTTGGATCAAAACTTGGTGGATTTGCATCTAAGGCCGGTTTGGCTTTTGCCGCAGCTGGAGCTGCCGCCGCCGCCTATGCTGGCAAATTGCTCATCGATGGCGTGCAATCTGCCATTGCAGATGAAGCCGCACAGGCAAAATTAGCCACGACATTACAAAATGTCACAGGAGCAACCAACGCTCAAATTGCGGCTACGGAAAGTTATGTTACACAAACAGCTTTAGCCACAGGCATCACGGATGATGTTTTGAGGCCGAGCCTTGATCGCTTGGTTAGATCGACAAAAAATGTTGAGGAAGCTCAGAAACTGCAACAACTTGCACTCGATGTTTCAGCCGGTTCAGGCAAAGATTTATCAGCTGTAACCGAAGCACTTGCCAAAGCCTATGATGGCAATTTTGGAGCATTGAAAAAACTCGGTGTGCCGCTTGATGAAAACATTATCAAATCAAAGGATTTCGATGCTGCCGCAGCTGCATTGGCTGCCACATTTGAAGGACAGGCATCCACACAGGCTGAGACATTTGCCGGCAAAATGGCCCGGCTCAATGTTGCATTTGATGAAGCAAAAGAAACTGTTGGATCTTATGTATTAGATGCCATCACACCATTGCTCAGCACTTTTGTAGATAAAGGCATCCCGGCAATCACAAATTTTGCCAGCACTTTAGGCCAAACATTGGGGCCAGCTTTCAAAACAATCTTTGCATTTATCCGAGATGAGCTTTTGCCGATCTTGGTCAAGTGGTGGAATTTCCTATACACAGAGGTCATCCCGGCCATTGGTTCAATAGTCGGGCCGATTCTTATTGGTTTGCGAGATGCATTTTTCAAAATCAAAACAGTCATTTCCCAGAATTCTGAGGAACTTGCACCATTTTTCACTTTACTGAAAAAGATTTGGGAATTTACAAAAACCTATCTGGCTCCACTTTTAGGCACAGTTTTCAAAGCATCACTTGATGGCATTGCCATAGCTGTATCAATTCTTGTTACAGGCTTTTCCTCTTTGGTTGGTTTCATCAATGGTGCTTACACGGCCATCAAAAGGTTTGTTGATTTCATTGGAAACAACCCACTCGTGAAAGGCATATCTGGAGCCATTGACAGCGTGTTTGGAGGCGGTAGAGCTGCCGGTGGGCCTGTTACATCGGGAACCTCTTATCTTGTCGGAGAGCGTGGGCCAGAGTTATTTACGCCTAATTCAAGCGGAAAGATCACACCAAACAATCGTTTGGGCGGTAGCAATACCACGATCAATTTAAATGTGACCGGTGCCATCGATCCGGAAGGCACAGCGCGCAGCATCATCAATGTTTTGAACAATAGTTTCTATCGCGGCACAGGCGGCGCAAACAGCTTGCAATTCTCATCATGAGCATTTTCAATCCAGTTTGGCGCGTGACAATTGGCGGTGTCCAGTACCAAACGGCCATTTTGGCCAATTTGACAATCACAAGTGGCCGGACAAACATTTATGAACAGGCTCAAGCCGGATATACAAATCTTGAAATTATCAATTTGGATCAATCAAATGTGCCGATCCATATCAATGATTCTCTCACCATTGAATTGCAAGACTCCACAGCTACATTTGTGCCGATCTTTGGTGGATCTGTTATTGAGGTTGGCATCTCCGTGGCAGAGGTTGGATCGGTTGCCTACGCCCAGCGCATCAACATCATTGCATTGGGTGCATTGGCCAGATTGCCAAAAGCATTGACCGATGGTGTTTTATCCAAAAAATTTGATGGTGATCAGATTTATGACATTTTGAAGGCTGTGTTGTTTGATTCATGGCAAGAGGTGCCACAGGCATTGACATGGGCAACCTATCCAGCGGCAACAACATGGGCCACAGCTCAAAATTCTGGTTTAGGTGAAATCGATCGGCCGGGCAATTATGAGCTGGCAGCTAGATCCAGCAACAGGACAGATGTTTATTCTTTGGTTTCAGCTTTGGCAACATCTGGTCTCGGTTACATCTTTGAATCGGCAACCGGCCAAATCGGGTATGCAGACAGCACTCACCGAACCAATTATTTGGCGGCCAACGGATATGTTGATCTCACAGCCAATCATGCGGTTGCACCGGGTTTGAGCATCCAACAACGAGCCGGTGATGTGCGAAATTCAATTACGCTCAAATATGGTGCAACATCGTCATCAGAAAAATCAGCCTCAGACATTGAGTCGATTGGGCTATATGGCCAACTTTCGCAGATTATCAGCACCACATTGCACAATGCGGCAGATGCCGAGGATCAGGCAGCTTTTTACCTTACGCTCAGAGCCAACCCACGATTCAATTTCAACAACATCACTTTTGAGCTAACAAATCCAGAGCTTGACGATGCGGATCGGGATGATCTGATCAATGTTTTCATGGGCATGCCGGTCAATATCTCCAATTTGCCATTGAATATGAATTCTGGAGATTTCTTGGGTTTTGTTGAAGGCTGGACATTTTCGGCCGCGTATAATCAAATTAGCCTTTCCATGATTGTGTCACCAATTGCATTTTCATTGCAAGCCATGCGATGGAACGATGTGCCGGTGGTGGAAACATGGAGCACAATCAATCCAACTTTGGATTGGATCAACGCCACAATTGTGGCTTAAGGAGGAAAACAAGTGTCAAACCCGACAACCCCGTTTAACTGGCAAATGCCGCAATCGAGTGACTTGGTCACGGATCTGCCAGCAGATTTTGAGGTATTTGGTCAAGCCGTAGCAACATCGATGGCCGATCTTTTGGGCGGCACAACCGGTCAAGTTTTGGCAAAAAATAGCAACACCGACATGGATTTTGTATGGGTTGCACAAGATGATTCCAATGCCATCCAAAATGCCATTGTTGATGCAAAAGGTGATTTAATCGCAGCTACGGCAGCGGATACACCGGCTCGGTTAGCTGTTGGCACAAATGGTCAGGTTTTAACAGCTGATTCAACGGCTGCAACTGGTTTGGCATGGGCCACGGCTGCATCTCCAGCATTTATCAAAATTACATCGGCCACATTTTCAGCCGTGAGCAGCGTATCTTTACCAAATAGCACTTTCACCTCAACATATACAAATTACAAAGTCGTTTTTATTGTTTCATCATCATCGGCCAACACGGCAATCAATTGCCGGTATCGTGCAAGCGGTACAGATAATTCAGGATCTACTTATTACAGCGCACTAACAATGGCGCGTGTTGATGGTAGTGCCTCAAGCCAAACCAGCATCAATGGCGGCACTTTTTTCACTTTTGGCCATAATGCAACCGGAACGCCCGGCACTCTTGGTTTATCGCTTGATTTCTTATCACCTGAAGCAGCTGCCAAAAAACAAATAGTGGGCACAGGTTTTGGATATAACGCAGGTATGGATGCATTTTCTGCATATTCTTTAGGTGCATGGATGAATTCGACAACTCAATTTGATTCGTTTTCATTTTTGACAAGTGGTGGCGCAACAATTACAGGATCATACGCTGTCTACGGATACCAGAGCTAAGGAGCACATAATGAGCGAAAAGTTATTTATTCAAGACGGGGAAACAAAGCGAGAATTTAGCCAGGACGAGTATTCACAATATGAATTGGATGCAGCTGAAAATGCTCGGTTAGCCGCTGAAGCAAATGCAAGAGCGGCAGCAAAAGAAGCTTTGTTGGACAAATTGGGCATCACAGCTGATGAAGCGGTTTTGTTGTTGTCATGACATTTCCACAAGGCACATTGCCGCGTTTGATTGAGGTTGCACTAGCTGAGGTTGGCACAGCTGAAACCGGCAACAATGAAACAAAGTATGGCAAATTCATGAAAGCCGACAAGCTGCCATGGTGTGGAAGTTTCTTGAATTGGTGCTGCCACACAGCCGGTGTCAAGGTGCCAAATGTGGTGAGCACCCGTGTTGGAGCCTCAGCATTTAAGGAAAAAAGGCAATGGCACA